ACATTACGATCGACAACAAGACGGTGTTGATTAAGCACAGGCTCAAGACTGTCAATAATACGGTCCTCTTTTCGGACATTTGCCCTAACTTCTTCCACATTGATATTTTGTTTTGTTTGTATAAGATGTTTTTTAAATAATTCACTTACGATTCCATCTCCAAAGTTTGTTTCGATAACCAGTGATGTAACTCCATACTTCTTGCATCCTCTAAGGATGTCAAGCAAGGTAGTATCACTGTACCCATCTCGGTATGCTCGCACTTCATGCAAATAGATGATTCCGTTTTTTTGGGATAGATAACAAGCCGCTGTTTCGTCTGTTCCTCTTCCCGAAGGATCCACGCTGCATATGGTCTCGTCAAACTCACTCCATTCTCCCTGCATTTGCATAGGTGAATAGAAATAGTCTCCCGGGAGTCCCACTGTTGGAGCATCTTTGATGACATTGGCTGGATCTGAGCACCATATGATATTCTCGGGTGCAGTACTAGGATTAACGCTAGTAACAATGAGATCAGCCATTTTAAGAGGGAATTTTTCTGCATCTGATAAACTTGTGTCGAGTTGAAACTGTAACATGTAGTTTGACCGCCCCATAGAGGCTTCTCTTTCAAGTAGGTCGTCATTTGTAAACCTATCATCTGTAGGAGCCCACTCTTCTGCTCCATTATCTATATCTGCCTGTAATTCTGGAGCTAGTAATCCTTCGTACTGTGTGACGTTTTTTCCTCTTGGGTATCTGGCGGGCCAAACCAAGGGACGATACGAACGCTCTGCCAACTTACGATAAATAGTAAAAGTAGTCTGAGGAGTCCCGAGATACATAATACGGCTATCACTTTTCGGCGTGAGGATGGATTCTGCTTCAGTACAGAGTTGAAGTAATTTTTCACGCATAAACTCCGTCATACTGTTACCCGGTACTTCTACGTCGTCTAGAATCATTAAATCTGCTCTAGATCCAGTGAGCTGTCCGGTAATACCCACTGATTTAACAGAGGGTGCTTGGTGTGGAGAGCAATTTACATCAAAACTGATACGACTCCATCTAGAATCGTCAGATTTAGGCTGTAAAAAGCTCAACCACGGTGTTTCTATAATTAGTTTCTGTAAAAAGATAGACATGTTATCTGCACGTTCTTTAGACGCAGAGATAATCATGATCTTTCTTTCGGGGTCATTAAATAAAGTCCATAAAACAAAAGCACCAGTAATCCAGCTCTTACCAACGCCCCGAAACGCCTGTATTTGTAGTCGCTTGGGACCAGTCTGCAAGTAATCAGCAATCGCATATTGTGCCCTCGTAGGTGGCGGAAGATGTAATTCGTGCCATAATGCCTGTAAGAATAACTTGAAGTCTTGCTGTAATAGGGCTAGGGAATTTTTTTCGGTCATTTAGTAAGCTCATCTATAATTTGATCTAACTCTGAATGGGATACTGGACCGAATCTACCTACATATGCAAACTCACCTTCAAGTAAATCAGGTTGTATATTTCTTGGTACTTCATCTCTTTGTAATCTTTGTATCAAAGCATCTACATTTTCATCACCACCAAGAATTTCAGACAATCTTTTATATGTAGCCGTACGTTTTGCACCGGGTACTCGATAATATAATTGTCTTACTTTTTGAGCAAGAAGATTAAGTGCTTCATCGGTAGCTTGCTCTTCAATAAAGTTTATCGTATCTATATATTCTTGAATAGGAGTATCACCAGTTTTAATACTTTGACTTTGAGTTAAATATCTCATATACTCTGCTTGAGTTCTAAAGTCTTTACGTCTTTTATGACCTAAGTTTGCTAGTGCTTTTCTCATCTTAGGCCAAAGATTTTTGTGTATCATTCTATTACGAAGTATCAAGTTTCTAGCATCGTCTCCTGTAAATAGACCTCCCTTTTCCATTAAATTATATACTCTGTTTGTAGCTGGCTCAGTTAAACCTTCAGTATAATCTTCAACCGAACGCAAGGCATTTTTATGATCCATGTCAACTTCTCTTAATTTAGTTCTAAGTTTTTCTGGTAAACCTAGAGTTTGTTCAAGAGTGTTAAGTTTTCTAAGTTCTTTAAGTTTTGTTCGGTAAAAAGTTCCGGGCCTTACACCGGATCGAGTCTGCTTCCATACAGCTAGAGCTCTTCTTTTGCTAGTAATCTTTCTACGATTTTGTCTATCTAAAAAGTCTTCAAAACTAACACCTTGACCTTTTCCTCTTGATTTAGGTCTATATCTTTTGTTATTCCAAATAAGCGTAGGAAATAACTCTAAAGTATCATCTGTTCCCATGGCTGCTTTGTAAGCGTCAGCATGGTTTAGGTATATAGTGCTTATATCTTTTGGAATACCATATCTGTTACTACGAGGTTTTGATGATACATTTGTATATTGAAAACCATATGTGCCTGCTGTAGCCCTTACACTTAACTCATTTTCTAAGTTTGAAGCTGTTGTAGGTGTTAACTCATCAGCAAATCGAGATTCCATGGGCTGTCCTATACCCATTTCTTCTAGTTCGTCTGGTGCAAATCTAACAAACTTTTCTCCTTTTTTTCCGTTTATTCTATTACGTAATTTTTGTAAAGCTTGTGTTGCCTGTGGAGTATTTACTATACCACCAAATGCAGCACCAATACCAATACCAGCAGCTAATTCTTCTTTAGTTGGTAATTTACCTCTATCTATACCAGCTATACCAAGAGTTTCTATACCACCAGCTAACGCACCCTTACCAGCACCCTTAGCAACCTGTGCAATAGCTCTACCTTGTGCTCCAAGAGGTATTAAACTAGCTGCTCCAGCAGCAGTCATTTCACCAATAGATGTTTCACCACCTCGTATTCTTTGTGCTAAAGCATTAATTACAGTACCGGCCAAAACTTGAGTTCCGGGTTCTGGTATAGGATCTATTAAAGTATTTAAAAATATTTCTGTACCAAGACCTAAAGTTGTACGAAAACCGCTGCGAGCTTCAAATATACCGGGTATCTCTAGTTGTGTATCACCGGTTCCAGTTCCTCTTCTTGCTTCACGTAGTCTACGTATTTCTTCGTTACCTTTTGTAGCTTCATCATACTCTTCTTGACGACGTTTTTCATTTCTTTCAATGTCTTTTTCTAACCCTTCTTCAGTTTCAGTTACTGTTGTTTCGGGTATATCTAGTTCCAGTTGTTCTTCATCGTTCATCTTATATGTGATAGAATAGTTTGTTCTCGATCAGTGATACCAAATGTCGACCTCATCCAGTCCCTCCAGTTTTTACTACCTTTTTCCTGATTGCATCTCCTACACGACGGTACAACATTCGTTGCCACATCTTCTCCGCCCCTACATTTTGGACGTACGTGGTCAATGGTGAGTTTTTGTAAATCATAAGTTTCTCCGCAATAAACACATGTACAATTGAAGTGCTCTTTGATGGCTCTTCTCCAGAGCCGTTTAGAATCTGAACTTGTCATGGTTATTAAATTGTGTAAATAGTAATCAGGGTTAGGTAGTAATGGAGTCATTTTTTAGTTCTGCTTTTTCGGTTAATAGATGGCTTTTGTTTTCTGCCTTTGGTTTTACTACCCTTATAATGGGCGGCATCCATTCCGTCACGGTTGCCATATGTTCCAAGTTTTCTATTAAGTTTGTTTGCATTGACTCTAATTGCTAGACCTTTCGGTGTTTTGTTGTACTTTTTCTGCTGGGTAAGACGTTTCTTACGAGCTTTCGGATTCTTCTTGTAGTATTCAGAAGTTTTTGCCATATACTTTCCTCTTAACGAGTGAAGGGTCAACAGTAGGTAGAAGTTTATTAAGTTTGTCTAAAGGACTACCTTCGTAGGCAACACCTGTTATGTCATTGGTTTTTAACCAGTCACATGCTGCTTTTAGATCTTGTGTAGTCGCTTCTCCACTCTTTATTCTATGTAGAAAATCCTCTGTAACAAGATAGTGTAGCTCATTAAAGGTCTCTTCTGTTGCTTTTCTAGGTAGTTTCTTTAGTTCATCCATAATTAATCGTATCTAACTGGTAATTTACGTATTACGCCTTTGCGTTTTCTTTTTTCTTCTTGAGCATCTTGACCGGGAAAACGTGGCTTTCGATTTTCAGCTAATGCTCGGAGCATTTCTTGGTCAAACTCTTCTTCAGTAAAAGTTTTTGCCATTAGTCACCTAATAAGTTTTTCTTGACTAGCTCGACTAGCTTGTCATCAACAGTATTATCGGTGGACTTTGCGTATGCCTCTAGTAATTTGACTATCAGTTCTTTAACTGCTGTAGTTTTAATAAAGGCAAATAAGATTGGTTTTACTAATGTAATCATGATTCGGTGGTTTCAGTTGTTTTCTTTGCAGCTGCTTTCTTTTTCTTTGCAGCT